CAAAGGCAGAGAAAACTGCCATGTCTCTGACAATCTTCTCTTCCTCCGTGCCCCCCTTATTACGCCACAAATACTCATGTTTGTCATTCATGGCCTTTATCTCTTGAAAAGCTTTGTAGTCTTTATCGTCCATACCTATTGTATCATTCAACAAAGAATAAGAATGTGCATGGTTTGCTTCGCTAGTTGCGATAGCAGACAGCATCATTCTAATCTCTGGTTGTTTGAACATAGGCATGTAAACATCCATATAAGCTTGCGCTATATCTACATCGCCTTGTGTAAAGAAAGTTAGAATTTGTTTTACTAAATTCTTTTCTGATACACTCATCTTGTTATTCCAATCATTTACATCTTCATGTAAAGATAATTCACTTGGTAACCAATGCATCTTTTGTTGCATATCGTAGGCTTCAAATGCCCACTCATATTTAAATGGTTTATAATATGATCTACTATTAAATACTGACATTTTTTATCCTTTCTATGCCTCGCACATTACACATTCTTCTTCGCTATCTGCACGCACTTGTCTTTCAACTTTTACAGATATATTTTCTGCTCGTCTGATAGCTTCACTTCTTAAATAATACAAAGTCTTTAATCCTTTAGTCCACGCTCGTTTGTGTACATTATTTAATCTTCTAACGTCTACATCAGGTGGGAAAAATAAATTTAACGATTGCGCTTGACAGATATACTTTTGTCTTTCTCCTGCGAGGTCAATGAGCCAGGCTTGGTCGATTTCAATAGCAGTTCTGAATACATTTTTTTCTTTATCATTGAGGAAGTCCAAGGTAGTAACGCTTCCTCCACTAGTAATAATAGTTTGCCAAACATCTTTTGTATTTTTTCCTTTCTTTTCTAATAATTGTTCTAAGTACTTATTCTTAATTAAGAAAGTACCACTTAATGTTTTTTGTGAAAACGCATTCGCACGTAAGGGTTCTATACTTGGTGAAGTATTGCCACATATAACAGAGCTACTTGCATTCGGTGCAATAGCAATCATGTGTGCAAATCTTTTTCCAGAACCTTTCATGTCGGGCGCTTCACCACGTTCTTTACCTAATAACAGATTAACGTGATCTGCTTGTTTTTTAATATGTTTAAATATTTTTAAGTTAGGGCCCATTGCCATAGGACTTTGTAAAGCTATGTTATTTTTTTGTAAGTATGAATGAAAACCCATTGTTCCCAAACCAATAGAACGTTCTGACTCAGCACTCTTGGATGCTCTCCACATGCTAGAGGGGGCACTCTTAATAAAGCTACTTAAAGTATTATCTAACATACGGATAATATCTTCCAGGAACATTTCATCTTGAGACCACTCATCAAAGTATTCTAAATTTAAACTTGATAAACAACATACTGCCGTTCTATCTTCTGATGTAGGTAAAGTTATTTCACTACACAAGTTAGAGTGATTTACTTTTAAACCTTTAGCTTTTAATTCTTTGGGTAAGTGTTTGTTAACTGTGTCAATAAACATTAGATAGGGCTCACCAGTTTGCATACGTGTTTCCATGACTTTAATCCACAGAGTTCTAGCTTTGACTGTTTGTACTATATCTTTACTGTTGGGATCAATCAAGTCCCAATCTAAATCTTCTGTTACGGCTTTCATAAACTTGTCTGGTATGTTTATACCATGATGCATGTTTAAATTCTTTCTATTAATATCACCACCTGTAGGTTTTCTCATCTCAATAAACTCAACAATCTCTGGATGAGAGATGTCCATATAACTGGCATATGAACCACGTCTGGTAGAACCTTGGTTAAAAGCAAGCATTTGACTGTCCACTACGTGCATAAAAGGAATTACGCCTGTGGTTTTATTACCTGTACTAGTTGACTGCCCCTGTGAGCGAATATGACCCCAATAGCCACCTATTCCGCCCCCCATACTGGATAACCAGATGTTTTCATTGTAGTGATCAGCTAGCCCTTCACGGCTGTCTGGTACATAATTTAAGAAACAAGAAATAGGAAGACCTCTGGTAGTGCCTCCATTTGATAAGAGTGGTGATGCAAACATAAACCACAGATTGGATACATATTTATATAGCCTCTCAGCATGTGCTTTATTGTCAGCAAATGCCATACAAGCTCTAGCAAAAGACTCCTGTGGGCTTAATTCTTCTGGTAACATGTACCTATCTCGTAAGATATCTACAGCATTTTGAGGCAGCAGATTATCTTTAGTCATATCAATTTCTAATTTCATAATTTTCCTTTATTTTCACACGCAAAGTTTGCAGTATAACATTTTTCATTTTAACAATCAATCACTTTTTACAAGGAAAGACTAAATTACCATCAACTTTTATGTAACCAGCGTCTTCCATTGCTCTTATAGTTTGATCTAACTCACCAGGATTGGGTACTTTTCTTAGTAACTCTCGTTTAAAGGCACGTAAACTTATGTGTGTCTTTTTACCTGCAAGCGTGGCATCCAACCAAACTCGCATGTCGTGAGCAATACGCCCTGTTCTAGCCATACCAAAACCTTCCAATGCTTTAGGCATGTTCTGTTCCATATCAAACATAATTTCTTTAGTTAGTTCCCAGTCTTCCAACATGATCTCACGAGAAGTACGTCTTGAAGCAGATACTGATATTGCTATTTTTAAGAAATGAGATACACGTCTCTGGCAATACTCTGACAAGTGTGGGTCAGTTGGTTCTGGTTTTAAGTTATGAAAAATATCTTCATTAGCTTTATCAAAGGCATCTTTGTGAAAAGTCATAGGCCCATACATTTTAGCAATATGACTTAAGTCATTACGTAAATTGTTGAGCATACTTTCACTAATAACTTTTTGATTTAGATCTTGTGGTATTCTTTCGCCTTCATAAAAGATTGGTATTATGCGTGATAGTAGTCCTTGTGATCTAGCATCTTCTGGTAAGTTATCTACAAACTGTTCTGGTGTTGCACATGCTATCCAATTTAAACAAGGGCCTTCAATTAAATATTCTCCAGATGTTTTTGTCTTGTGACTGTACTGATCTTTAGCATCCCACATATCTGTTAAAAACATTTGTAAGTATCTTTCGTTCCTGCCCATGAATGTACCAAACTCAGAAGTTACTAGAGTCAAAGATGAATCATAGAACTCTGGGTTCTCTTCAGTACATAGACGTAAATCCATACGAGTAATCTTAGTCATATCAACTGCGAGTTTTTCTGGAGTAATTCTATCTTGTATAGAATACAAAGGATGATTGCGCAATCCATATGTATCTAAACCAGAATTAAAATTATGATCTTCTTCTGTTGCGCCTACAGGCGATGTAAGTCTGCTAAATACTTTTGAAAAAGGTACTATTAAACTTACTGACTTGTTACGTCCAGGTGATGCTATAAGTATAACAAATAGGTTAGACCCAATGTTATAGTTAGCCATAGGAAACCAAACTTTTCTTCCCAATGCGCCTGCGATTGATGAGATAGCTGTCCATTGTGCAAATGGTTTAGGAATGGGGCTATATTTAACTGCATCAGTACAAGCTTTTATGTAGTCGGGGTAGTTCCTTGCCATACTTTCATATCCTTCCATGTGTCACCAATCTCAACTGAAGATGGTATAACCATTTTACGTCCATCGACCATCAATGGATTGTACATTCTTTCTAATACTTTAGGCATTAGTTCGTCTATCTTACCTACAGGGCATTGCCCTAATATTGCATCGTGAACTTGTCCCAATACTTCAACACCTTCTGTAGCCAACTCATCCCATACTCTGTATAAACCTAGATTTAATAAGTCACCTATCGTAGATTGTGGCACATAAGCGATGGCTTGTCGTAGTGTAGAGTTGTCAGAAAGTCTATCCCAGAACTGTCTGCGTCTACCAAATGGAGTAGTTAAACAACCCTTTTCATTCAACTCTAATCTAATTGCACGATGCCAGTCTCTAATTCCAGAAAAGGCACCCTTGACTTTTAACATATTACCAGATAGCTTTTCTCCTTGATCAATCAATTCTCTAAAGCCCCCCTTGTCATCTTGTTTATGCCAACGTTCTACTGATTCTAATGATACCATACCACCAAAATAAAGCAACTGAAATCTTGTTGCTTGCGACACTTTAATTTTAATTTGTCTAGCAAGTGAATGTGCAGTAACACCATAGTTAGTACCGTGTCCTGCTCGTTTACAAATATCCCTGTAACTGTGATGCAAGTAGTAAGGCCTGTCTGCCAAGGCTCTATCTTGTTTAGGATCTCCAGACCAACCCATGTTGGGCCAGACCATCTTAACAACTTCTGTATGTAAGTCCGTACTCTCACAGACATCTATATAGTTTTGATCGCCAGCCAAGTATGCAACCGCTCTAGATTCCGCTTGTTCTAAATCCGCATAAAACATTTTCTGGCCTGTGTCTGGTATAAATACAGCACGTAAATCTTTTGTCACATTTTGTAAATTAGTACCTGTACGCCAAGGACTTTCTGAAGAAGACCAACGACCTGTCTCTGTGCCTGCCACATTGTATGAGCAACGAATACGTCCGTCTTTATCTCTTGTGGATGCGAGTACAGATAAGTGTTTATCTATGTCACGTAGTGCTAGTATAGTATAGCAGAATGGTTTAGCTCTTGGATATGTTTCTGATAATTGTTCCAACGCCGCTCTGTCTGTGGATATCTTCTGCTTGCCCCCCTTGTAGGAAACAACAGGTGGTAAGTTTAGTTCTTCATATAAAAGTTTTTTAAGTTGAACAGGGCTGTTGTGATTTAAATCCTTACCCCACACAGCATTAGCAAACAAATGTAACATGCGCTCCAGTTTTAATCTATTCTTTTTAAGTGGTTCTTTTATACTACGAACCTTTTCTTCATCAACCCTAAGACCTTTGAGCATCATGCTCATGGCAGGCTTTAAACTATTTAATTCAAACTGGTAGGTTGCTGTTGTATTTTCATCTAACTCTTCATAAATCTTTGTCCATATCTCATGAGTAAGTGTGCAATCTAAAGCACAGTATACCCAGTTCATTTGATTCTTAGATAACTCGTGTTTGCCTATTTCTGTATTTTTAATTATTCGCATATCTCTCCTGCAATAGCCGAGTAACCTACCATATCAATATATGTATCGGCACTAGGAGTTCCTTGCTGTAGTCGTGCAACTTTTAATAGTAGCATACAGATAGCTACATCGTGAGCAGAAACTTCTGTCTTAAGATAAGCAGTCCAAAGTTTAGCTATATTTTCATGATTGACTTTTTTGTTTCCGTATTCTTTTTCTCTGTCGCCACTCAATAGCTCTTTCGCTTTCTTCAAATTTTCGTTTATAGTTACTGCCATATACCTTCTCCATTAAGTTATTAATTTCTGTTCTTGTTCTTGCGGAATCTAAATCAGCTAAATCACACACTGATTCAAAATCTTCTTTGTCTTGCCCAAACCATTTCCACGAATACATGTGGGCTTTTCTATCTTCTTTGCCATTACCTTCATACAATAAATCTTGAAGTAATTGATCAAGGACTGCTCTCCATAATCTGACATAAGATTCAGATTGGTAGTCCCATATCCTATCAATGGATTTAGCTGAGAAAAAATTGGGTCGTTTCACTATTCATCGGCTTTTGTGCTGTCAGAAAACTTGGCTAAAGTTTTCCATGCACCCTCGTTAGTGTATGTGGAGCCCAGGAATCCAAGACCTTTTTCTAGTTCTGGTTGCAATGAATGTTGTGCATGCATAGTGTCGTGTATAACACCTTTGACTTCTATGCCTTGCATATACTTTAACCATGACACATCATATGTTTGATTTTGTGCAACTTTAACTATAGTCTCGTCTTCTAATAATCTCTTAACCCATGCCCAAGCCTTTTTCCTATCTGGTTCAGCCCAGTAATTATAGGTAAATGGTACAACGATTGCGTGGTTTAAGGAGGGGGCAAACCCAATACAAGTTATCTGCCCGCCTGCTGTTTCAATGTCGAATGATAAAGGCTTGGTGTCACCCAAATCTTTGATGTGTTTAGTTTCAAATGTATATAAGTCTTCTAGGTTTGGTTCTATCCAAAGTTCTCGTTCTTCGTAGTTTATTTGTTTAGTTCTTGATTCACGTTTTGCTTTTTTATAATCAGAATAAAGATGATATCTAAATCCATAATTTTTAAAGACAGCCGACGGACTATAAGAAGGTATAATTTTGTAATTTCTGTCAAGAGAATCAGTATTAGATTCAATCACAGCACCCCGATACACACCAATCTTATCAAAGCCCGTCAGTGCCCACAATGAAATACTACCCATAGCTATAATAACATTGGGCTGTGCCTCATTGATTTCATTATACAAACGTTCTAAGTCTTGACCCATCTCCTGTTTGAGGTATCCATAGGTGGTAATCGGATAAGGCGTTCTCCACTCAGAGTCTTTGCATAAAGCTTTGTACTCACTTCTTTTGTTGAAGAAGTTTTGTAAGTTGTTCTGTGCAGGCTTTAATTGTAATGCGTGGGTGAGCATGCATTTGTTGATGTCAATACCAACTTGTGTACAGATCCTGTTTATAATAAAATCACCCGCAAGTATTTTATTTAAACGCACTTCATCATCCGAAGGATGATCCATAACAATGCAGATCTGTGGTTTATCTACAAGTTGCGACGTAACTCTTCTGTGCACTGCATACTCACCCATATGATTATGCCGCTTTCAAGATACGACTGACAGAAGCCTGTAGTATATCTTTGTTTCTGCCGACCATTTCATGCTTTACAACAGCACTAAATGTTTGCCCAATGGATTGCTCTAACGCCTCACCAAAGCCAACCTTGTCCATGCTCATAGCATTAAACAAGAAAGATTTCAATGAGATCACAGGGTTACCCTGTTTCAAAGCATTCTTTGTAGCCCAGAACTCTAGTCTGGTTGGTTCACAGTTTTCTAAATCACCATCTGTGATGTCTGATTCTAGAACTGCTTGAGCCTTTACGTTGATACGCACAATCTCATTTTGCTTCTCACCAACTTTATCCGAACGATAACTAGTGATAACGAAATCGTAACTACCTTCTGGTAGCACCTGCGTTTCTGGTATATCGTCTGGATGCATGGTTAAAAAGTTTTGTATATCTGCCATTATTTACCTCCTGTTTTGATGTTAATGACATTGTCTTTCGACAATTTTTTACGAGCACTGGTTTGAATTGCTTCAAATAACTTAGCTAGATCTAAAGGAACGTTTGCCGCAAGTAAACTTGGAGCCGTTACTTTCAAATCCATTCTGTGATCTGAAACAGTTCGTAAGGTGCGCTCTGTACCCTTACTGGATGTTCTAGTATCTATTCTGCACACGCAGTTAAAGTACCTACCCAATTTAGTAGATAGTTTAGACCCGACACTAGTTGGGTATGCTTTCGAGACTCCCGTGTCTCCCTCCATGTATTGCATGTGTGTGGTCACTACTACGTTACACGGAACCTCCGAACCTGTTATATATTGAACGATGTTCTGAACATCTCGCGCGGCTGTGCCCCACTCTGGTTGAGTAGCTTGATCGGTAGGTTTCTTGTTGTTAAACGAGAGTGCCCCCCTTAAAGCTGCTTCACCCATCAATGTTAAACTGTCAATGACTAGAACATCTTTACTTGTCCATTTATTAACAGGCCCAAAATCTTCGTCACCATCTTTCCAATTAGCAATTAAGTTTGCACTCTTACGAAATGCATCTGCTTTACCTATTGGATCTTTTAGTGTTACGAAACTTACTCTATCTACTGCATCGTCTTGTAAGAACTCTGGTAGAATAGCTAACCCATCATCAAAGTCTAGTATGCGCAGGTTGTATCCTGCATTAGCTAGTGTTGCTAACGTTGCAGTTTTACCCGAGCCACTATCTCCAACGAGAAGTAGTTTAGTTACATCGGTTGATGTATGATTTCTAATACTTGCCATTTTTATCTCCTATATTGTAATAATAGCACACTGACAAAATTTGTCAACAATTACTTTTTATTTTGTTTTTTAAATAAATCTTCCGCATGAATTAATTCACCCTTTTGGTGTAGGCTTTCATGCACTTGTCTGTCGAAGTCTTCATTAAGCAATGTCGTTCTATGTTCTGGCGATTCGCCACACACTTCTCTGAACTTACAGCCACCATAGTTACCACATGCCGTAAAGTTTGCGGGGTAGTAACCTGCATCCCAAAAAGAATCGGCTACAGATAATGAATACTGTGCATCCATGTACCATTCATCAATAGAAGTTTTAGATACATTAAATACTGTACGATTAAATCTAC